CCCTCCGGCCAACATCCAGCGTGCCCTGGCCGCACAGCCCGTCGCTGCCCCTCGCCCGGCCCCACCCGCTCTCGCACAAGCCCCTATCCAGCCTCGCAAGCCTATCCCCAGCCGCACTAAGCGCTTTTTCGGTGGCCTCGGAGCTATCCTTGCGGGACCTGGCACCGTTGCGGGCTTCCTTTCTATCGCAGTCCTCGGCCCCATAGGGATTGGCGTAGCCGCCGCTTTTGCCGCAACGGGTGCCTTGTGCATCTGGGCCAGTTCCAAAATGAAATAACCCTGCCTTGAGGGGGAGTCCGGCAAACTCCCCTCATTACTTTGTTGCGTGTGATCGTATTTCAATGATATAATACCATCACAAAATCAATCAAGGAGTTTCCAATGCCGCGCAAGCCTGACGTCGTTCGACCTACCCTCCTCCACGTTTCCCTCCCGGAAGACGTGCGCGCCCGGCTCGACCTGGCCCTGTTCTCCGAACTCGAGGGGCGTGTGCCGAAGGGTGCCTACCAGCGTTTTTTCATCGAGCGCATTCAAGAATTTTTCGGGTGGCGTCGCCTCGACCTCGCCCCGTTTGGTTTTCCCCAAGGGTTTTTCGTCTCCGGCCCGCGGGAAATGCTTGACCACGTGGAGACGCGTTTAAAAGGAGTAACCAATGTTACAAACACCTGAAATGCAGGCCAAGATCTCGATCTGGCGGCAGAAGGCACTCGAGGGTTCCCTCTCCGTGGAGGAACTCAAGGAAGCCATCCTTGCCCTTCGCGCGGGTAGAGTATCCGCAGCCCACGCTTCCGAATCCGCCCGGAGATCAAAAGCTAAGGCCGAGATTCCCAGCGCCGATGAACTTCTCGCGGAGTTAGGCGACCTCTAAACCACCCAACCAGCAACCAGGAAAATACCATGCGACCAGCCTTCCCTAAAATCCTCGATTCCACCATGATCGCGAGCTTCCGCTCATGCCCCCGCAAGTTCGCCTGGGAGTATCTCGAGCACTGGAAGCCCAAGACCTCCAGCGTCCACCTCCATGCCGGAGGTGCCTACGCCAAGGGACTCGAAACAGCCCGCCGCGCTTTCTACGTCGAGGGCAAGTCGACCGAAGAAGCTCACGCTATCGGACTCGGCGCACTCCTCCGGGCCTACGGTGACTTCGAGTGTCCGGCTGACTCGGCCAAATCCCTCGAGCGTATGTCCGGCGCATTCGAGTATTACTTCGAGCAGTACCCATTCTCCTTCGACCAGGCCAAGCCCATCACCCTCCCTTCGGGCGACCGTGGGATCGAGTTCTCTTTTGCCGAGCCGATTGATGCGACCAACCCGGAGACAGGCGATCCCATCCTCTACGTAGGTCGCATGGACATGATCTGCGATTATGCGGGAGGCGTGTTCGGCCTCGACGATAAGACTACCTCCTCCCTCGGCCCCTCGTGGTCGAAGCAGTGGGACCTCCGTTCCCAGTTCACCGGGTATTGCTGGGGCGCGGCGAAGGGTGGTATCCCCCTCCAGGGTTTCCTCGTCAGGGGTATCTCCATCCTCAAGTCCAAGTACGAAACCCAGCAAGCTCTGACCTACCGCCCCCAGTGGATGATTGATCGGTGGTACGAGCAGCTCCTCCGCGACGTGGGGAATATGCAGCGAATGTGGGAGTCTGGCGTGTGGGATTACAACCTCGACCATTCCTGCATCGAGTATTCGGGCTGCCCGTTTCGTCAGCCTTGCCTATCCATCAACCCGCAGCCGTGGCTCGAAGGCTCCTTCACCCGCCGCGTGTGGAATCCGCTGACACGTGAGGAGGAAATGGTATGAAGACTTGCCGCGAATGCAAACACGTTATGAAGGGTTTATTCGTGTTCGACTCGGATATGTGGAAATGCAAAACCGCTATGCTCAACCGCAAGATCTCCCCCGTCACCGGCGAGCCTGAGCCGTCCGGCCTCCGCTTCTGCTCGGTCAAGCGTTCTTCCCCTATCGACCCTTGCGGTCCCGAGGGAACCCTGTGGGAGTCCCGTGATGAGTAATCCCACAGGCAATGCCCGCGCAACCTACACCCTCCCCTCGGGCGAAGTCCTCGGCCACCGAGATCTATACCTCTGCGGCGCTACGACGGCATCGGATAGGTTCTCCGCCTACTGGCCCCACACTGCGTACTTCTGCCCGGAGTGCGGCGAGATCTGGGCAAGGATGAAGTACGAATACGAGTTCGACTACGCTCCAAGGGTACCCGGCCGCTGGACCACCGAGATCCGCCGCTGCGAGTCCCACGGTGACGGATACCTCCTCGTCGCAGTACCCCTCGACCATTGTTCCCCCGAGATTCTCTCCCGGGAACTCAACCTCCTCCTCAAAAGGACACCGAAATGAATGCCCCCAAAACCAACATCATAGGCCCCAAAGTACTCCTCGAGGGTCCCTCGGGTACAGGGAAAACCTACGCCATAGGGAAACTAGTCGACTGGGCCTCCGAACACAAGATGGAGGTGTTCGTCCTCTTCACCGAGAACGGACTGGAAACTCTCCAGGGTTACTGGCGCGACCGTGGCCTCGAGATCCCCGCCAACCTGCGCTGGCATTCCACCCTCACGAAGCCCCTGTCCCTATCCGCCCTGATGGACGCAGCGGATAAGGTAGGCAAGCTCACCTACGAATCCATCACGAAGATGGTAGACCCGAACCGTGGAGGGGATAACAACGCATTTTACAAGATTCTCTCCGCGTGCGCCAATTTCCCCGATGATCGCACTGGCCAGAAGTTTGGCCCGGTCGACACCTTCGGGCCGGATAAGATCTTCGTGATTGACTCCCTTTCCGAACTCGGGAACGCTGCATTCAAGATGGTTATCGGTTCCAAGCCCACTGCCTCCATGCCCGACTACGGCGTGGCCCAGAATAACCTGATGAACTTCCTCCGCCTGTGCACCCAGGGGATTGCCAGCACCTTCATTCTCACGGCGCACGTAGATCGCCAACAGGACGAGATCACCGGCGGGATCAAGCTCATGACCAAGGCAATCGGGAAAGCTATGGCGAATGACATTCCCCAGCTTTTCTCCGACGTAATCTACACCGTTCGGGAGGGGACTCAATTCTTCTGGGACACCGCCGCAGCGAACGTCGATGTCAAGACCCGCAACCTACCCATCGCACCCAAGCAGGCTCCAGACTTCGCCCTCATCATGAATAAGTGGAAAGTGAGGAACGGCCTGTGAGCAAGATTGCGATTGGCGATTTCTGCGCCCACATTCCCAGCGGTAGGCCCGGGGTCAAGGGCACCTACAAGAAAATTGGCGTGGTGTTCCGGGACTCGGATAGCGGAGGCATCTCCGTCAAGATCGACACCATGCCCCTCCCGGGTTCCGGCTGGGTCGGCTGGTGTAATATCTTTGAGGAGCGGGGTCAAACACCACCACCAAAGGAAGTAAGTGGGCCTTCCCCTCACACCTTCCCCGACGACGACATACCCTTTTAACCGGCCCGGAGGGAGCCGGGAAACACTTCCCTCCATCTAACCATTCTTCCAATCAAGGAGCTTCAAATGTCTATGTTCAATCCCGAAACCTTCCTCGACGCCACCCTCGACACTCCGACCGAAAAGCGCCCGCCCCTTCCCGCCGGGGAGTACGTTGCTGTAATCGGTGAAGTCGCCGCTCGTGCCTGGCAAGGTAAGAAAGACCCCACCAAGTCCGGTATTGCTTGGGACATTCCCCTGTCTGTGGAAATCCCGGCTGACGTCCAGGCCGCGCTCAAGCTCACCGTGAGCAACCTCACCATGAACGACAGCATCATGCTGGACTTGACCGAATCCGGCACCATTGATAACAGCCCAGGACGTAACCGCAAGCTCCGTATGTACCGGGATGCTGTGGATATGAACAAGCCGGGTGACGTGTTCTCCGCCCGCAAGCTCACCGGCAAGATCATTCGTGTGAAGGTGTCGCATGATCTGTACGAAGGCCAGCCTATTGAACGAGTCGACGGCGTAGTTCGTGCCTAATCATCGGGTGTAGTTTTCCCAACCGGGGAGGGGTGACCCTCCCCATTTTTCCTTGGAGCAAGCATGGTACAATTCCTTCTTTTATCCGATATTGAGATCGCCCCCAACCGCCAGCGCCGTAACTTCAACCTTGCAGACCTCAACGATCTGGGCGATTCCATTTCCCGCCTCGGCCTGATGCACCCTATCGTAATCCGCAAGGTCGACGGCAAGCCCACCCTCGTCGCGGGGGAAAGACGTTTCCGAGCAATCTCTGACCTGTACGACCTCGGTGGCACCTTTACCTACGCCGGGGAACCCGTTGAGTACGGTTGCGTTCCCTGTACAGACCTCGGGGAACTTCACCCACTCGCCGCGATGGAAGCCGAACTCGAGGAAAACATTCGCCGGGTGGATCTCACTTGGCAAGAGCGCGCCGCCGCCACCGCAGCCCTGATGGATTTCCGCAAGGCCCAAGCCGCGCAGGATAACTGGCCCGCTCCCACCACCGCCACTATCGCGGAAGAGGTCCGGGGTTCCAAGGAGGGCGCCGCTCACGAAAGCACCCGCAGGGAACTCATCCTCGCCAAGCACCTCAACGACCCCGCCGTGAAGTCGGCAAAAACCCTCGACGAGGCGTTCAAGGCGCTCAAGAAGCGGGAAGATGTAGCCCGCAATGTTCAGCTCGCAGAGTCTGTCGGGCGAGTGTTTTCTATCTCTCAACACCAGGCTCACAATGCGGATTCCCGGGAGTGGCTCGCCGCCTACGCTGGCCCCCTGTTTGACGTGGTAGTGACCGACCCGCCTTATGGGATGGGAGCAGATGAGTTCGGAGACTCCGGCGGGATGGCAGACGGAGCGCACTTCTACGAGGACTCCGCGAAAACCGTGTGTGAGATCATGTCTTGGCTCCCCGATGAACTTCACCGCCTCACCAAGCCGGATGCTCACGTTTACATCTTCTGCGATATCGACTGGTTCCCGATCTGGAAAGGGCGCATGACTGACGCCGGGTGGAAGGTTTTCCGCACCCCGCTCATCTGGCACAAGCCCGCCGCCTTCCGCGCACCCTGGCCGGAGCATGGCCCCCAGCGCAAGTACGAAGTTCTCCTCTACGCAATCAAAGGTGATCGCCGTGTTAATAAGCTTTATCCTGATGTTATCAGTTGCCCTGCTGACTCCAACCTCGGACACCCCGCTCAGAAGCCAGTGGCCCTCTATGAGGATCTCCTCAGAAGGTCGGCCCGCCCTGGTGATACCGTCCTCGACCCGTTCTCCGGCTCCGGACCAATCTTCCCCGCAGCCAACGCTTTGATGTGCACCGCCGTCGGAGTGGAGATGGATGTCGCCGCCTACGCCCTAGGTGTCAAACGCATTACCGAACTCGGCGCACAGACCTCGCTCGAACTCTAGCCTCAACCAACAAGGGAGAATAATAATATGCAGCCATTCGGTGTTGGTCCCGCTCCAGCCCGTATTATGATTGTAGGTGAATACTGGTCCCCCGATGATGAACGTGCTTGCCAACCTTTCCAGGGTTCCGTAGGCGCCGAACTCGGGAGAATGCTCCACGAAGCCGGGGTTATGGTTTCCGAGTGTTACATGACCAACGTAGTAAACGCCCGTCCAGGAAACAACGATATTGGTTCTTGGATTGCGGCGAAGAAGAAAGACATTACTCCTCGCCACGTTTCCCTCGATGGGAAGTGGGTGATGCCGATTGTCCAGGAAGGTGTCGAACGCCTGTGGCGGGAGATTGAACTCGTCTCCCCGAACGTGATCCTTGCGCTCGGCAACCTCGCCCTGTGGACTTTAACCGGAGCATGGGGCGCGCTCAAGTGGCGCGGTTCCCAACTCCACGCGCAGAAACGCCTTCTCTCCACCCCTATCCCGCTCAAGGTTATCCCGACCATTCACCCTCGTGCAGTCATCTCCCAGTGGGAACATCGCGCTGCCTCCGTGAATGATATCAAACGGGTAGCCAAGGAATGCGGGAGCCGGGTTTACTCCAACCAGCCCGCCTGGTCCTTTCTTGTCCGTCCAAATTTCCACCAAGCCTATACCTCCCTCAACACGCTCCTCTCCCGCGCCTCCTCCTCCCCCACTCCCCTTTGGATTGACTTCGACCTCGAAACTCGAGCAGGCCACATCGCTTGCGCAGGCTTGTCCTGGACCCTCAACGACGCCATCTGTATCCCTTTCATGTGCGTCGAGAATAAAGAGGGTTATTGGAACATCGAGGAAGAGGCAATGCTCGTCCATAAAATCTACAAGCTCCTCACCCACCCTAACGTAAATGTTCGCGGCCAGAATCTCCTCTACGACGCCCAATACACCTACCGCCACTGGCACTTCGTCCCGCGTGTAAAGCAGGACACAATGATTTCCCACCACACCCTCTTCGCCGGCCTGCCCAAACGCCTCGACTATCAAGCCTCCCTCTACTGCGACCATTACATCTACTGGAAAGACGACGGGAAAACCTGGACAAAGGAACTATCCGAGGACCAGCTCTGGCGGTATAACTGCATCGACTGCGTTCGCACGCGGGAAGTTGGGGAAGTCGAACTCAAGTCCATCGAGGATATGGGCCTCCAGCCCGTCGAGGATTTCCAGCAATCCCTCTTCTGGCCAGTCCTCCGGGCAATGCAGCTCGGCGTTCGTATCGACACCAAGCGCCGGGCCGCCCTCGCAATGGAACTCCAGGACGAGCTCTCCCGCCGTGAGGAGTTCTTCATTGAGGTCCTTGGCCATCCCCTCAACCCGCGCTCCTCACCCCAGATGGCCAAGCTGTTCTACACCGATCTCAACATCCCACCTATCTACACTCGCCCGAAAAAAGGTCAGCCCCCGCACCTCACTTGCGACGAAGAAGCCCTTCAAAAGATCAAACAAAAAGAACCAATCCTCATCCCCCTCATCGACATTATCCTCCAGTACAGGCAAATCGGCGTATTCCTCTCCACATTCATCCTCATGCCCCTCGACCAAGACCAGCGTATGCGCTGTTCCTACAACATCTGCGGAACGGAAACCTATCGGTTCTCCTCATCCCAGAACGCCTTTGGTTCCGGCGGAAACCTCCAGAACCTTCCAAAGGGAGATGAATAGTGTCAAACATTATCCTAGAGCGTTACCGATTGCCGAACATCCGGTCACTCTTCATCCCGGACCCAGGCTTTACCTTTTTCGACATGGACCTTGATCGCGCAGACCTTCAGGTCGTAGTGTGGGAGGCCGATGATACAGAACTCAAAGCCGCCCTGCGCATGGGCGTCGATATGCACCTTTTGAACGCATTCACCCTAGGGGAGAAAAATGTTCCGCCGCTTGAAGAACTCGTCGAGAGTCATCCTAAATACTTGGATCATCGCGGCGCTAATAAGAAGGGCAGGCAGCTCGCAAAATCCTTTATCCACGGCACAAACTATGGCGGAGGCGCTCGAACAATGGCGGTCGCAGCCGGAGTCACCGTACACCAGGCAGATCGTTTTCAGAAAATATACTTCTCCCGATACCCCGGTCTCAAAGCCTGGCACAATCGTACTGAGGAGCAACTTCGGCGTCACCGCTTCGTTGAGAACAGGTTCGGCTACCGGAGGTACTACTTCGACAGAGTAGATGGTCTGCTCCCCGAGGCCCTGGCATGGATTCCCCAAAGCACCGTAGCGAATTACATCGACAAGGTTTGGAAGAACATCTACGACAACGTGGTGGAAGTCCAGATTCTTCTCCAGGTCCACGATTCCCTTTGCGGCCAATTCCCCACGCACCTCAAGGAACCCGCAATGCGGAGGATGAAAGAGGAAGCGGCGAAGGTTGTGGTGCCCTACTCCGACCCCCTTATCATCCCCGTGGGGATCAAGACTTCCTCAACCTCGTGGGGGGCTTGCGAGTGAGTAGACGCCTCAACGACTGGTTAAAAACCTATGTCGAGTATGCTTCCCACACCGAGGCGCCGAAGATAATGCACTTTTGGGCCGGAGTCTGGGCTATCGCAGCCACACTCCGAAAGAAGGTTTGGATTGACCAAGTTGCTTTTCGTTGGTGTCCGAACTTCTTCATCATCTTCGTAGCACCTCCTGGAATTGTCTCGAAGTCCACGACGGCTGGCATGGCCGAGCGTTTGATTCGGGATATTCCCGGCATCAAGTTCGGTCCCGACGTTGTGACCTGGCCCGCCCTCGTCACCGCGTTCGCCACGGCTTGCGAAGCATTCGAGCATAACGGGGAATGGCATCCAATGTCTCCCCTCAATCTCATCGCCTCGGAACTCGGGAACCTCATCGACCCGACAGACAAGGGGATGGTAAACCTTTTCATTGATCTTTGGGATGGGAGAAAGACTCTTGATAAGCAAACTAAAATGTCTGGCAATGACTTGGTGGAGGGTCCCTGGATTAACCTTCTGGGTTGCACCACCCCTCACTGGATTGCTGATAATATGCCAAGTTCTACGGTGGGTGGTGGCCTAACCTCCCGTTGCGTGTTCGTCTACGCGGAGCAGAAGGAACGCTTCATCGCCTACCCCAAGTACCACTTTCCCGCAGACACCGCCAAGATTCAAGCGGATCTCGTTCATGACCTTGAGTGGATGTCAATGAACCTATGCGGGGAGTATGAACTCACTCCGGAAGCTCGGAAGTGGGGGGAGGAGTGGTACGAGCAGCACTGGGACGTCTCGGCCAAGAAGATTATGGATGATCGACTTGACGGCTACATGGCGCGGAAACAAACCCATATGCACAAGCTCGCAATCGTCCTTGCCGCGTCCCAACGGGATGAACTTTGCATCACGGTCGAGGACCTTCGCCTTGCAGACCATATGCTCCAATCCACCGAGGCGGATCTCCACAAAGTCTTCTCCCGCATCGGGAAGTCGGAGGAGAGTATCCAGTCCGACCGTTTCATAACCTACATCAAGAAGCGGGGGGAGTGTCCCTACGACGAGGCCTATCGGATGATCCACGCACACTTCCCTGACTTCCGGGAGTTCGAGGGTATCCTCTCCGGCGCAATCCGCGCGGGGATGCTCAAGCTCACTCAGAAGGGTGATGCGTTTTTTCTCGTCTACACGGGAGATGATTGATGGATGAGGAGAAGCCGAAGGGAAATGTGATCAGATATCGGGGCAATAATCCGATCGCAAATCCTCCAAACATTCGCTCTATGATAGTCGAGGATCTCGGGTACTGTTGCCCCTGGCTATTCTTCCGGGTATTCCGAAAATCATCCCTCATAGCCGCTCGCCTTGGTGTAGCAACCCGATCTATTCAGGTTGTCAAGGCCTCGTGCGATAATGGCTATGAGGAATGTACAAACGCTCCGACTTGCATGAAGGGAAAGCTTGCAATTATCAAAACTAGATAACGCCCGAGTTCCCTCCAACCCTCACAGCCCGGTTTCCCGGGCTTTTTTCTTGTCTTGGATAGACCAAGCAAGGCCTGCAAGGGTCGCAATAATCCCGGCGATAGCATCGACCTCCGCTCCGCCAAGTCCCCATTTTGCAAGCAATGCTCCACCAAACGTAGTCAATACGTGCCTTGCCAAACCCGCAATAACAGCTTCGTTCATACCACTTCTCCTGTGCGCATCATCCGAGCAAGCCGGTCGGCACGTTTCCCAACCTGGCCCGCCCACTTCGACTGCAGCATAGCATCAGCCGCAGCCGCCCATTTCCCTGCCCGTACAAGCGCAAGGGTGTTTTGAAACTCCATCAGTTTTGCGGTCCCCAGGTTAAACGCCATGTTAAGGATAACCCGCTGCCGAACTTCATCAAGCCCCCTCCACCAGGGGATCGTGCGGTCAAGCTCATACCCGAATTTCTCGATATCAAATTCCAGCATAATCGTCGCCTCGCGCTCTGTAATCCCGTTTGCTTCAAGATTCCTCCCAACGCCAATGGTAAGTTTTCCTGCCGGGCATTTATACGGTTTAAGCTGCATCCCCTCGTCACGAATCAGCTCCCGCTTCATCGCATCAATGTTCACGATAAATTCTCCAGTTTATAGATCGTGCGAAGGTACAGAGCGGAAATTCCATCCACGATGTTTTCCAGTGCATCGACACCTCCTGCAATTTTCTCCCGGTTCTTTGCAATCCAGGCTACGTCTTTGGAAAGCAATCCAACAATATCTCCGGTAGCATGGGTAAGTTTAACATCCCCGATCAGGCCAAAGTTCCCTTGGTAACATTCCACCAAGGTGTCAATCTCGTCAATCAGGCTGTCGTAAAATTCCCCTAGCGCTTGGTGCTGTGCGTAGGATTTCGTGCGCCAGTGCTCCAGGTGGGTCGCGTCACGGATGGCGAATACTCTAGCAATCAATTCTTCAATCATGGATGAGTCCCGTGGAATCCCTGATCTACCGGATCAGTACGGTTTAATGCAGTATAAATTAATTATGCAACAACAACAGTCCCCGCGCCGACCCACGAAGTAATTTCAACATCCCACATTACAGGTGTTGTACTGGGAACAGTCGCGGTTACAGTCAATGTGTTTGTTCCAAAAGCATTAGACAGCACACAATTCGCGCTCGTAACCAAATTAGTGGTGGTAATGGCAACAGCGGTCGCGCTATTAACATGTCTTACAGAGTAAATCGTGTATGCGCTGCCAGAGTTTGCACCGGAAGTATCAACACAAGCCGCCGCGACTTTAATTACGGCTTGTCTCCAACTTGCGGTGTTTGGCAAAGTGATTGTGGCAGTGCTAGTTGTGCCGCTAGGGGTAACGTTGCCAGATACTTTTACAATAGTCGAAGGCAAAACGTTGTCTTGGATAGTTCCGCCAAGAATGTTTCCGCGAGCCTGAGCAATCACCCCGCCCGTATTTCCATCATAATAAACGCCGCCTGTACCTTTAACAATATCGTTGTTAAATAGCGCAATTCCGATTGCGCCTGTGTTGTACGCGCGGACAGTAGATGCGTTTGCGCCAGATGCGGAATTGTCAAAGTAATTTCCAAACACGTTGTGGTTTGGAGAATTATCCATGATAAAGGCAACCGAGCTATTGCTAACAACGCGGTTTCCGGTAACAAGACAACCATCGGTATCAGGGCCAGATAACTCAAGCCGTCCGGACATACGGAGATTGTTGTTTGAGATAACTGCTGCGCCAGCATTATCAAGGAATACGCGCCCGGTAACAGTTCCGTTCGTAGTGTTATCGGAGATTACAATTCCGCTTCCAACAGAAGAAAGACCGCCGCTGCTAGAAATAAGGCTTCCGGTTGTCCCGCTAAATACATTATTGGTAATGTGACAGCCACGCGGCCCCACAATTTCAACACTGTTAGTGGTGCAATTTGTGAAGGTGTTATCGTCAATAACAACCTTTTCAATTGGCCCGGAAATAGAGACACCCATTGAAGCGCACGACGCGAAAATATTTCCGCTAACCAAAACATCAGAAACGCTATAGGTTGATCCATTATCATGATTGATAATTTCAAACCCCATGCGATTTGAAGAAAGAATCTGGTTGTTCAGGATTCTGACGCGCGCTATGGTTTTTCCCGTCGCAGCCTTAGCAAAAATGCTGTTGCAATAGGCAGTGGTGTTAGAGAAAACGCAGTTTTCGACTGTAAGCCCATTAACAGTCTGCCCGTCAATGTTGATAAGTGCCTGAGTACCAGAAGCAGAAATGCGTTGCGTTGTAAGCTGCAACTCTCGGAACACAATGTTCGATAGTGTGCCCGTTCCTGTAGCCCTGAAAATGTACTCATTACTTGCGGCGCTGCCTTTTCTAAGCGTTGATGCCCCGGTTTCACCGTAAAACGTGAGATTGCTTACCGAGAATTGAATGTCGGTCAAAAGCTGATACGTGCCTTTAGGGAAGAACACTGTTCCGCCTGCTGTAAGCGAAGTAACTGCCGCTTGAATAGCCGCGCTATCATCAGTGACACCATCACCTACAGCGCCGAAGTCTTTAACACTAACAGTCTCACGAAGTTTGGCTTGGACAGTCGTGGCGACCGCGCCGGTTCCTGCTGGCAGATACCCAGTCAGCCCTGCTGCAGTACTTGCTGCAAGCGCCTCAGTTGTTTGGATATGCGTACCATCAGGAAGTGTTTTATTGTACGCGGAGTTATTTACATCGTTAAGCCAAGCGGCATTAACGGGAGGGCCAACAAGATCAGTGTATACAGTAGAGGTCATAATTTTTCCTTAAACAGTAACTGCGGTTAATGCGTTAGTTGCAGTGATGGTTCCAGAACCAAGCGTGCCCAAGTTTAATGCGGTGCCAGTTGCATCAACAATATCCATTCTATAATTTCCGCCGGAAATATAAACGCGTCTGACATAGCCAGTAACCGGCGTAATCACACCATCAGTAAGCGTGATTGCTTGGCCAAGTTGATGGTGTGCGTTGGTTGTCCAAGCGTAGTTAGTTGATTGAATGACTCCATTGACGGCATCGGCAACAGAATATGTATCGGTAGCTCTATTTCTGGAACCTGAAACCGTGACCAGATATTGGGCAGGCGTTGCTGTGTCGATGACCAGCGTTCCGGCTTGATATTCAACACCATAAGGCACACCACTCAAACTTGCTTCAGTTGAATAAACAATTTTGTTTACGTTTCTATCTGAAGTATCAGACGCAATTACCGCAAACGAGTTATTTTGCGCGTAAAGCGAAATGTTGCCGTCATAGCCGCCACCAGCAGACAAATTAGTGAGCGACGCATTCACACGCGAAAGCGCATCAAATGTTCTGTTGTTTGTAATGCGCAGAACGTATTGATTTGCTGCCTGATAACTTGCGCCGCGTGTGGTGTTGTAAAAATCCAATGCAAAGCCAGTCTGTCCCGCCGTCGGATAAGAGCTGTTTGAATCAACAACCCAATAGCAGGTGCCCGAAAGAGCAATGCTGCCATTGAGAATGTGATTGTTCTTAATCGCCATCACGTTTTTAGTTGTGACAGTCGTGTATTGACCCGCGTAAATGATAATGCCACCTGCACTGGACAATGTGTTGTTCTCAACGATGCAATTAAACGGACTACCAGTGTACGTGCCGCTAACAACGCCGTAATCCAGCGTTACGCCGCTATCACAATCAAAAATGTAGTTGTCGCTGATATGTGTATCAACGGGGGCGTAGCAGACAAGCGCGCGCACTACAAGGCTGCTGTGCCCGTAAGCGCTTGTAATATCGGAAATAGTATTCCCACTAATCTTACATTTAGCTACTGCTTCAGTGTGAATGCCCTGACGAGCGCCAGTAATTTGGTTGTCGGTAATGGTTACGTTTTGGACGTAATTTGTCAGGTCGTTTGTGTTGGTATATGCGTATCCTGCAACGCCGATACCGATGCCAGAATTTGTAACACTACCATTGACGTTCTTAATAATGTTGTTTGTGATAACAATTCGCCGGTCGTACTGCGCTACGTTCCACTCTATGCCGTCGCCAGTAACATTTTCAATGATGTTGTTTGCGATCAGAACATCAAAGCACGCAATCGTTGAACTAGGATTCCGGAGAATCCCATACTGACATCCTTTGATACGGTTGTTAGTAACCCGCAACGAATCAATCTGGGCAGTTGGAATAATCAGAATGCCGTGTGTGGAGGCTTTTCCAATAAACAATCCGCTGACAACACAGTCTCCCGCGTTTAACCGAACAGACCAGACATTGCCACAAGTGATTTTGCCCGTACCAGAAAGATAAGTAGAACCGGCAAACGTAAGGCGCCCAGTGCCAGAGACTTCACCATTCACAACCAGATTTACGGAGGCGGGGATTGTAATTTCAGCCGTGATCTTGGCATTAACGCCCGCAGGTACAATAACAGTAGACGCTCCGGAATTGACCGCTGCCTGAAGTTTGGTGGTGTCATCCGCTACACCATCACCTACCGCCCCAAAGTCTTTAACGCTAACCGTTTCGCGCAGTTTGGTCTGAACGGTAGTTGCAACGGCACTTGTGCCAGTCTGTAAAAATCCAACAAGACTGGAACCAGAAGATGCTGTAAGTGCTTCCGTCGTCTGTGCGTGTGTGCCGTCTGGAAATGTTTTAAGATAAGCAGTGTCGTTGACGTCATTAAGCCAGCTAGCTGCGATGATGGTGCCGTTGGTAAAATTGGTATCTGACATTTCTAAAGCCTCCCGACTGTTGCACAGCTTGCCGTCCCGATATCAGCGCGGGCTTGGACGGTAGTAAGTGTGCAGAATGAATAAATTTGCCCTAAATCTTGGTAAAAGGGTTTTGCAGGAATCATGCACCCAGGAATTGCTACTCCCGGCATTGCCGAACTTCCGTCCGGAGTGCAGATCACGACGAACTGATTCGCAGGCGTCGGCTGTGCCCAAGGTGGTGTTTGGATATCCGGCACACCCCGGACAAAGTCTTGCGGGTGCCTCGCCTCCCAGTGCTTGTCACAGACATAATACCCCTGCCAGTGGCGCCGTAACTCACTTGCTTTAAACTTCGCTCCACACTGGTAACAGACGGAGTTCCAGTCACCGAGTTGGAGGTAATCCGCTTTTCCTTTCCTAGGTCCGCCCATTATTCCCCCTCCCGTTTACGCTCTTCTTTCAACCGCCGCTCTTCAGCCCGTTCTTTCCCGCCGAAGAAGTGGGCTTCCAGCAAAGGCCCAACAATAGGAATGTACCGAACAGCCTGGGGCTTCTGCAGGATAACGTCGTCGAACATCTTATAGGGAGGTGCGATCATTTCCGCAGTAGCCTTAGCGGGACCCTGTTGCCCAATCTTGTCCATTGTGTACTTCGACCACCCGAAAGATTTTAGCAGGTTTTCCTGCACCGACGGCCCCCAGTCAGTTTCTCTCCCAAGCAACCAATCCTTTACTGCGGAAATCCCAACACCAGCCGCCGTCAGCACCGCTGCGTACCGGGCGAGGAAAGCTGTACCTTTCCCAACATTACCCTCGCGAATCTGGTCAAACCCCTCCCGCCGGATAAGGTCAAGCTGTTTGATGGTGTAGCTTTTCAGCATATACATCAACCGCCCGTTGGGATGTTCAAGATACAACTGGGGCATTTCCATCCGGGAAACTGGTTGTACATTCGACAGTTCCGACCACAGGACAGCATAGGCTCCATCGGAAGATCTGCGATTCCTGAAGTCATCCATCACCCGAGCAAGTTCCTCCGGGCTGAAGAAGTTCCCCCAACGTGCAGCAAACGCTTCCTGACCTCGAGGCGTCTGAAGTTGCTTTTGAATTCGCATTGCTGCTGCGTTAATATAGTTCGACTTCATGAACTGATCAACACCGCTAAACAAGCTTCCGCGGAAAACCTTATCCAGTGCCCGAGCAGTCCGGGAAGTCCCCGCAAACTCTTCCGCAACGTGATGGACAAGGCCCATATCCTTCGCTCCGAACTTGGCCGTCCCGGTCAGTTGTTGCACTGTGGATTCAATCGCAGGACGCATTCCGTTCATAACCATAGACATGGAAATGTCACCCACCTGAGTTAGCGTGGCAATCGGATTTCCCAGCAATCCCATATTGATTACGTCTCGGGTTGCCTGAAGGCCCGGCGACATTCCCCGCTCGCCCGGCCCGAAACGAGACTGGAGGAGTTCCCTCAGTTGCGTTCCTTGCTCTGGAGTCATCCGCCCGGAGTCAAGTTCTTCCTTTACCAGCGCCCCGATAGATTCGTCAAGGTTAGTCCGTCCGTTTTCCGTTTTGAGGTGTTTCCCGAAGAACCGAGCTTTTTCCGCTTCCGTTGTCGCCGCACGAAGGTAGGTGTGAAGGCTCTCCACCGGATTAGCGTAAAAGGGGAGAAGATCCGGCGTGACGTTTTCGATCACTCGAGCCTTGGTAAAGCCTGGCTTGGTAGCTTGACCTCTCCCCGCAAGGAATTGATTGATGATTTTCGTTTCCTCAAGCGCGGTGAGATCGGTTCCCTGTTTAAGTGCTTTCGCTCTGGCGTCGTGGAGAACTTGCTCTAGTTGATTCCGTTTCGTCGCGCCGAGGTGGTCGAGCAACCCTTCATAATCCTTTACGATACGGGGAAAGTAGTCCTGGCGCAACCCCGACAACCGACCCCGCTCGGAGAGTTCCTTACCCAAGCCTTCAAGAGTTTTGTGAATCTCCACCACACTCGCCGCAAGCTGGGGATCACCAATCCCACGGAGGACATTCGCAATCTCCGTCCGATCCCCGTTGAACAGAGCCCTAGCAAGTTTCCCCTGCGTCCCTTCGTCAAGGCGGGTAAAAGTTTTGGTGAAGGTGTCCGTTTTCCCAAGGTACTCATTCGACCGACTTAACACCCTACGCTCGAAATCCCTCGCGTGGTCAGCTACGTTTCTGTTGAGCTTTGCCATCCGAGTGGAAAGGGAACCCGCAACTTTATCCAGCGCAGGAAGTCCCTTAATCAACAACCCCGGTCCAAAAGTTCCCGCGATACCGCCGAATATAGCCGAAAGGATTTTATTCTCTTCAGCAAGGGTATACGCCAGCGCCGCGCCACCACCGCCTAGGGCCACATACCCGAGAAGCTTGGGGTCGACCGAGCCAGTCTGCCCGCGCATCCGAGCCATGCGTTGAGCCTCCCTCGTCTTCGGCCCTTGCATGTCGAGCTTACCTTCTCGCGGGCGCATGAGAGATTCCTGGAGAGTCTCCATTGCATCCATAAGTTGCTCACGGGATTTCCGCGCTTGGATCACTTCCGCTTGGGTTCGAGCCGCCGCTTCAATCTCCGCGAATCCGGCATCCTTCTCCCGGAGTTTCTGAAGGGTATCCGCAACCCACTGGCGATCTTGCATCCGCTCCGCAAGAACCTTCGGGTCCATCGCAGTCACACCAGGTTCAACCACTGAAAGATCGGATTGGGCTTTCTTCCACGCAATCTGTTCTTCCGCAGTCAGGGCAAACGCACGCCCCTCGGAGAGCTTCTGTACCGCACTCTCCCGATCACGCCCGAGGTTGCGTAGGGTGTCAGGTGTAGCTCCCTTGAGACCTTGATCGACCGGGCGAAGTTTTCCGGTAATGGGGTCAAGGTCAAATGCCTGTCCTGTTCCCGCGGGTTGCCGTCCTGCCGCTTCCGCCGCCGCTTGAGCTTGTTCCCGAGCCAGTGCTTCTTCCCTAAACCTGGAGGAAAGATCTTGCAACCTCGCCGGAGTCTCGGGCGCAGGAAGTCTCGGGGTAATATCTGGAAATCCTCCAGGGGGAGCTGCACGTCCCGGAACAAAGTCAGGAACATACGCACCCGGAGCAAGGACCTCACCCTGGAGCGTTTCCCCGAAGGCTTCCGTTTTTGCCTGCCGTTCCGCCATAATCGCGTCGAGTTTCTCCCCGATAAGCGGATTCCTCTTTCGGATAGCGTCAATCTGAGCCTGCGGGTATTCCCGGTAAATAATATTCCCCTCGGCATCCCGAATCGGTTGGCCTCGCTTGTCCCGCCGAATCCCCTGAACAATATCATTCGCCCGAGCTTCCGCATTAACTCCCGCGTCGGTCTGTTGTTTCTCCGTAACCTTTTCCCGAGCCGCCGCCGCAACTTCCTCCGGAGTCATCCCCGGCTTACGTTCAAACCCAGCGAGGACTGCGTCAACTTCCGTTGGTGCGGGTTTACCCTTACCCTTGCCAGGAAGCATCTCCCCAACACGAGCCGCACCAGCACGGAAAGCCTTCACCCCAGGGACAGGGGCAACAGTCATCAGCGTGTTTGCGAGGGATTGCACATCTTCCTTGAGGAGATTCCCGCCGGTGTTTTTCTCGATCCAGTCTCCACCCTTACCAATCCAGGAGTTCACGGTTTCCAGCGCAGAGCTCACGTCGGAAGAACTGTAGTCCTCCGGATACCCCATTGCGTGCATGATCTTTTTGATCGGGGAGCCAAACATTTCCCCCACCTCGCCACCGATACGAAGGCCCGCTTGGGACTGTGTCCGGCGTTCTTCACCACCAGCCACTCCCATCAACCGCGCACCAAGGTCAGCACCTACACCAACAAACATCCCCGGGAGGCTCAACACCATATCCGTAAACGCTGCGATGTTCTTAGCCCCTTGTACCGCAGTTGCCTTCGCCGTGAGTGGTTTCGCCGGAGCGGTTTGCATCGGGAGGCCGAGCTGGGAATCTGATAATAATGTGATCGCATTCTTTTGTGGTGATCCGATCATATCTTGACCCATCACCGTAAGATCTGGCGAAGTTCCCCGTGGCACACCAGCTCCCGGAGGTGTCAGTGCAGGACCCCGAGGAGCAATTTTGGGCTGAGGTGGTTCCCCGCCAGGGGGCATATCGTAAGACGGAGATCTCCGCTCCGCCGACCCCATATCCATCAGCCCGATATCAGCATCACTTAAAAGTGTTTGCGCCATTATTGACCCCCTTTAGGTGCCCAACCTTTTTGCCCACCAGACTCAGTCCAGATGTATGTCGTGCCATCTTTGGTGATGGTAGTTTTTCCTACAACCCGTTCAGTCGGAGGGGGTGCCGTCAGTGCTCCTGCAGCGGGTTTTTGAGTTTTGTATTTAGGCTCGGGGAAGAGTCCTGTAATACCTTCCACTACCTGGAAGTCCCCGGCAGCCTTTGCCTTCTCAAATGCTTGGTTTAGCGCCTCTCCGGGGGTCAACCCAGGGTTTGCAGCACGTAAGGCTTTAGCTTCACTCGCAATGTCAAACGCGGCTTGTTTCTCAAGATCCTTATCCTTTTTAAACGCGGGATAAGATTGGCGAATAACCAATGCGGCTTGATCAATCTCAACCTTTGTGGGCACTCCCACAACCCCACCGCCAGTTTTCGCTTTCGCCTCTTGCTCGCGTTTTCTCTGAAGAAGGGTATCTTGCTTAATCCCAATCAGAGCATCTCGGAACTCCGCCCGTGAGGACGCCTCATCTTGTCTGATTTGCTTATTTGCCGCCCTATCCGCGCTGGTGAGTTTTCCTTCAAGTGCGAGCGTTTCATCTGCAAACTCCTGCATAAGAGTAGGCGACCACACTTCTCCGGACAAGGGGCTTATTGTACCTGTAAGTGCCGTCCAAGTGGCATTCGCCTTATCAAGATCAGCTTGAGACCTCGCATTTATAAGGTATTGCTTGCTTAGGTCAATCGCTTTAAGCCCCTGCTCAATCAAAGATTTACTGGCACTAGCCTGGCTGCTTTGTCGGGAAGCTTCAGATTGCCTGATATCCGCAGCTTGTTTAGCGAGCTTCCCGCCTTCCTCAACCAGCCCCGCTCCCATCGCCCGGTTAGCAAACCTGTCCATCATGGAGGGAATATCACCCTCTTGGAAGGGCACTCCACCACCTTCCCCCGGTTGCCCAAACAGTTGCATCATCTTTTGCGCTTGGGCAGTCTTTTGCTGCATCTCCGCCGTTTGTGCTTGGTAGTATTGTTGCTGTGCCTGCCCAGTTTCGATGCGTTGCATCTGTTCCTGAGGGGTCATAAAGGCTTGTCCAAGTTCCATGTTAGAACCCCGCTCTCTGCATACCACCTCCGAGGAGGCCCAAAGCAGACATTGAACCCATCATACCAGCTTGGGAACCGAGAAGTCCCAACTGACCGGCAGCGGCTGGATTAAGGTTAGCCCCGGACAGCGTAGAAAGTCGGTTCACCTCATTCTGATACGCCTGCTGTCCGTATTGTTGAAGAGCCGCCATCATGTTGCCTGAGCCTTGGTACCCTTGCGCTGCCATCGAGCGCTGAACGGCGTCAAGACCCGCTTGGTATCCGGGGAGTTGCGTGACCATCGAGGGGTCCCGGCCAAGAGCAGCAAGTTGTGCACCAAACTGCGGGCGGTACTGGGCGAATGGGTCAGACTGCTGGGCGTATTGCTCTGCCAACCTCTTTTGTTGCTCCGCCAAGGATAAGCCATACAAACCACTACCCATCTGGAACAGGGGACCAAACCCCGCACCACCACCAGCACCTCCGGCTTGGGGAGCTCCACCACCACCACCAAGTCCGCCAAATCCTACCGCCCGTGACATACTCGATAGGGGAGAACCGAGGGCTTGCATTCCTGCCATCACATTCCCGGCAAGACCACCTCCACCGAAAATACCACCATAGCTGGAAGGGCCAGCTGCACCACCTAGTATTCCCGCATCAATTGCAGATTCCGTGGCCGTTGCGCCAAGTCCTCCAAAAGTTCCCCCGTACCCGCCAAGCCCACCACCCAGAGCGCCCTGACCAAACCCCTGACCCATTGCGGAAGATGTTAGTCCCCCCGCCAGGGCACCACCGGCTACCGCGGCAGCAGTGCCCGTTCCAAGTCCCATTGATGCTCCAAGCGGCCCGCCGATAGCAAACCCAACAGCTGCGGGCAACACCTTTTTGAAAAATTTTCCTAATCCCATATATCACTCCAATTTGTAGTTTTCAAGAAGTTACTGCCTTGATCGTAGCAAAGTTAAAACCAGGTTGCTTGGGTATAGTGCCGCCTGTAAAACTTTTTAGTTCGCCATCATGGTGATCCAGTTGGTGCCGTCGCTTTGAATCATCGCAAACTTGCCTGCTGTGGCTGCAAAAATGGCCGTTCCAGCAGTATTTGAGCCAAGCGGAATGACATTGCTGGATGCGCTTGTCACACTGTTAGCTGTGATCGTGT